AAACCTTTAAAGGAAAAGATTAAGTATGAAGCACAAGAACTTAACTTCTTAAAGAAGAGTTCCCGTGCAAAACTTCCCCTCTGAGGGAAATTCAACTTTTTTTTCAAAAAAAGTCGGAAAAAATGTCCAGGTAAAAAATGACCCTATTACTCTTTGGCACGGAAATTAATGGATGAAGAACAACGACACATTAACGATTTATATGAAGATATGGATCGTCTCAATGCTTTATACGAGGAACTAATGTGGCCACATGATGCGGAACTTGAGTTTAAAGCAGATTATAAGAATAATCGTATTATTATTAAAATGAGAGAATGATGCCAGCAGATGCTTATCGTTGTTATTTGGCTTTAAAGAACCATTTCACTAAAGACCACTATGATTATATAAAGTATCGTGGTAAGACTAGAGCAAGTAATCAAGCTTTTTATAAAAGAAAGGATAGATTCTGGTTTGAGAAGTTTGCCAGAAATAAGAATGATAAAGAAATAGAAGAATTTTTTGTGTCAAACTTTATATACTCTACCGATCCTGGAACTATGTGGATTGGTGAAATGATAAAAGAGGGTGAAGGAAGATATATTGATTGGAAAAAGAAGGTACAGTCACTTTCTTACATTTTTAGAGAAGAAGTAGAAAGTCTATTTGATGATAAAGAGGTTGATGAGGTATTTGATTGTTCTAAGGGACATCCACCTATTTTAAAGAAATATCTGGGTGGTGACATAACACTTGAAACTTTGGTAATATGTGATATAATATTTGGGTACGCAAAAAACTTCGATAAGAAGTTAAAAGACCCAGTGTGGGAAACCGTCAGTCGGAAGATTAGAAAATATTCTCCCTTCCTAAATATTGACGTATTCCGTTACAAAAAAATTCTAAAGGAGGTTGTAATCGATGGCTCTGGAAAATGCTGAAGTTCTTAAAAATCTACAAGAACAACGTGAAACACTTGAAAAGCAATTATCGGAAGGTAATGCTCAAATTGAACAATTAAAAACGACTTACCTAAAAGTTGTTGGTGCAATTGATGTTTTATCTCAAATTGAGGAAAATAACAATCCAACAGCAGAAGGTGTTAATTCTGCACCAGATACAGTTGTTTCTGAAGATGTGCCAGAATGAGTTTTTTCCAATCTGACGTAGTTAGAGCAGAGATGGCTGAAATTAGTGAACTCCAAGAGGAGATTTATAGTAATGTATTTAAGTTTCCATCAATGTCTAAAGACGACAAAAAATATCATGTAGATATTTTGGAAAGACTTCTTGAGAAGCAGAGGGTCATGTATACTCGTTTGAGTTTATCTGATGATCCTGATGCTAAAAAAATGAAAGAGCAGATTACTCAGTCTGCTTCGATGATGGGAATTCCTAAAGGTTCTGATATAAATCATGTCTTTAATGATATGTCTAAAGCAGTATCCTTTATGAAGGACCAGATTGACAAAAACCAATTAGGTTGATAAAATAACTGAGTACACACAAGCCAAATCTCAAAAAATCCGAGGTAATCTAATGTCATTTAAAGACTTAAAAAAACAATCCTCTCTAGGATCTTTAACACAAAAATTAGTTAAAGAAGTGGAGAAGATGAACAATACTGGTGGAGGTGCTGATGAGCGTCTCTGGAAACCAGAAGTGGATAAAACTGGTAATGGTTATGCTGTTATTAGATTCTTACCATCTCCTGAAGGTGAGGATATTCCGTGGGCAAAGATGTATTCCCATGCATTCCAAGGTCCTGGTGGTTGGTATATTGAAAACTCTTTGACTACCACTGGTGGTAAAGATCCTGTTTCTGATTATAACCGCACTCTTTGGAATAGTGGTAACGAGGCAGATAAAGATACTGTCCGTAAGCAAAAGCGTAAGTTATCATACTACGCAAACATATATGTTGTTAAAGATCCTACCAATCCTCAAAATGAGGGTGGAGTTTTCCTTTATAAATTCGGTAAGAAGATCTTTGATAAGGTGATGGAAGCAATGCAACCAGAATTTGAGGATGAGGAAGCAATCAACCCATTTGATTTCTGGCAAGGTGCTAATTTCAAGTTGAAGATCAAGAAAGTTGCTGGATTCTGGAATTATGATAGTTCCGAATTTGATGCAGTATCACCTCTTCTTGAGGATGATGATGCACTAGAAGCACTTTGGAAGAAGGAATATTCCCTTCAAGCACTAGTTGCTGCCGATCAGTTTAAAACTTATGATGATCTTGAGAAGCGTCTTAAGTATGTTCTAGGTCAAGGTCGTCCTGCTACACGTCGTGTAGATGAGGAAGTATCTGATGAAGATAATAGTCGTGGTTCTTATACCCCAGACTTTGCTTCACGTAAACCAGAACCAGTTGCTGCTGTAGCATCTGCTAGTTCAGATGAAGATGATGCTCTAAGTTATTTTCAGAAATTAGCTGAAGAATAATTATTGATATAATTTAATATTATTTGCTTTTTTTAAGGTGGGACTGATATAATCACTTCCACCTTTTTTGTATTTCATTTCTTTTTCTAAGTCTTCTTCGACTAAATTTACATATATTGGTTTTAGAAGGTAAATATTTCTTTTTTCATTTTCAATATTTATTTCATAGTCATAGTTTGATACTGCTGTAGCTATATTCTTTTCTTCTATCAAACTAGATCTATGTTGCCCTAATGCAGAATCAAAATAAGTAACCTTATAATTTTCTGATACTTGAAGACCTTCTGGAACTATTATTATACCTTTACTACTTTTTATTTCTTTAGTTTCATAGTGGTGAATTCCATTGTATAGTGTATTGTAATCTCCATATTTATCTAAAAGATATTCATCCAAATCTACTTGTGTTAGTGGCCATTCAGATTGAACATTAATAATATTATTACACTTTAATACTAACCAGTCTAAATTAGAATCTTCATAGAATTCAAAAGCAACATTATCTGGTCTGTCATCACCTACAATTTGAAATTTTTCAAAAACTGTAAGATCTTGGAGAATATCTTCTCTTATAGAAACACCTTTAAATATATTTTTTACTTTAATAAAATCACCAATTGAAGAATTTGGTAATCTATTAACGTATTCTATATCAGGAACTTTGCTGAAATAATTGGACATTTTAATAACCTACTCCTGTTTCTCTAAGATAATCTATATCAAATACTGGACTAATTTCTTGAAAACTCATTGATATTTCGTATGATACCATTGAACCACTACCACTACTATCAGGTTCATAAGTTGCATATGAACCATCTGGTGCGTAATTAACAGTAAAATTAGTCATTGCACATTCTTTAAATTTATTTAGGTATTCCTGTTGTTTTTTATTACTATTTAAATATTGAATCTTCCAAGTATCTGGTGCTTGTAGAAATAAGTTATCAGGTGCAAGTTTTGGTGCCATTGATGATTTAAATGTTCTAATAATTTTTTTTATCATAGAACTTTCTATTTTGGATCTAGGAGATAATTTAAATGTAAAACTAAATGATCTTAAATCTGGAGAATCAAATAATAATTCCATATTAGGATTCATTACTTGACCACCTCTTTTTAATATTTGATCATTAGTTCCTGTTAAAGCACCACCAATTTTTGCTGTGAGTGCTTTTTTAACTTTTTCATCGTTTGCTGCAATTGATTTTGCTGTATCTTTAACAGCTCCTTCAAATCCTTCACCTCCTTTCTCCATTGATGCTATAGCAACATTAGCTGCTGCTATTTGTGCCGCATCCATACGACCTTCACCCCATGATGCGTTATTACCATCTTGGATACCACCAGGAATTGGAAGAAGAACAACTCTGCCTGGTATGATTCTTGTATCAGGCATTGCTTTTTGACCAAATCCTAATCCTTGGATTGCAGATGGTACAAATTTTAAAGCAGAAAATTTAATTAAATCTTGTCCACTTGCATCAACTCCTGCGGGAAATGCTAGATAGGATTCTGAAGGTCTTGATCCTCTATTTCTATAATTTCCACTATTTCCTCCTTGACTAAATGGATTACTAAGTGAATCAGCAACACTTCGTGATCCTTGATTATCAGGATTAACTTGCCAGTTTGCTACTGCTTTTAATGCAGAATTGATTAAATCATATGGTGGTGTACTTGCTGATTGTTGTGCGGGATTTAAATTATCAAATGCATTTTGTGCAACCCACATTGCATGATCTTTTGTTTTTGCTGCATTGACTGGATGTTCAAAATAATAATTTTCCGCAGTTGATGCATTATCAGTTGCAGTGAAATTATTACCATCTTTTGGATCAATAGTCCCAACAGTTAAATCAGTTCCACCAGGAATTTTTTTTACTACTGCAATATCTCCACTTTGTTTATTTACTACCGTATAATACTTTGCTCCTTTTAAATTTCCTGTTTGTTTTCCAGCTTTCCAACTACCAACTGGAAATTGGTTATTAGTTGAATTATTTCCATAGACATCACCCCAATAATCAGTGTCTCCTGGTTTCGCTTCTGGATTATAGGTTAAAATGGACATTATAGAATCTTTTTATTTATTTAGTAAGAATTTTCCGTATTGTAATGCAAGCAACTCATCTAGTTCTTGGAATTCGACTAAATGAAGTTTTCCTGCAACTTCTGCCCATGTATAATTTCTATATTCTTGCCAATGAAAGTTTAATCCTCTAAATCCCCACTTAAACAAATCCACACAGGCAATAAGTGGATGTTGGTCATAAGTAATATTTGGTGTTTTAGGATTGTATATAAAGGTATAGAATTTTCCTACTTCTGGTAGAATTTCCTCAATAGTGAAGATTTCCATTATAAGTAGCATTATTTCTTCAGGGTCACTGGTATTTGCATCCAAGACCATTCTCTTAAGTTCTTCTACTCTTTCGGTAGGATTTCTTTCGAGATCAAATTCTTTTTCTTCATTAAAACCGAAGGAGTCTGTCATTACCTAATTCCTAGTTCTTTTTCGGTGATGATTTTGAATTCAATTTTTCTATCTTTGCACCATTCACTTGCTGCTTCCCATTTTGCTTGGTTTACTGCATATACTGTAGATTCACGGATAAAATTCTTTGTTACATTCTTTCTCTTTATAGGTGGACGAGTTTGTTTTCTCGGTTTCACCTCAATCACATAGGTTTTTACTTGTCCAGTCGATTCTTTTATTTTAATAAGAAAATCTGGAAAATAACGATGTACTCTATTATCTAGGGGAGATCGATAAGGTATCCAAAATTCTTCACTACCCCACTCTATAATATTTTCATTCAAATCACAGTAACTACAAAATTTTGCTTCCCAAGAACTACGACAGATAATATTATTAACATCACCCTTATATTTTCTTGGTTTTTTAGGTTTAAATAAACTTTTCTTGCTCTCAGCCATTATACATAATATATAAGGTAAAAATTATTTATAAATTACCAAACAATACTACTAGTACATAGAAATGTTAAAGGCTAAAATTTCTGATGTAAAAGCTAATTTACTTAATCCCGCTTTAACTTCTCATTATGAGGTGCAGATTCCGTTACCACCTTTTATGCAGGCTGAGTTGGAGAGTAAGGATCAGTATAGATTAAGATTACAGTGTTCAGAGGCTTCATTACCAGGATCTAATATAGCAACTACTGAGATTAGTAATGACTTTACAGGAGTAACTGAGAGACATGCATATAGACGAATGTTTGATGAAAGTATGGATTTTACTTTTTATGTAGATGGTGAAAATTATTTACCAATTAAATTTTTTGAGAAGTGGATGAAAGGTGTGATGAATGAAGATGTGACTGACTCAATGAGTTTAAATTATCATTATAGAGCTCGCTATCCTGATGAACCTAGTAGTGGATATGCTTGTCCTCAAGGATTGGTTATTCAAAAATTTGAGAAAAGTTATTGGGAAAATGGTCATAGTGGTTTAGTGGAATATGAATTTGTAAAATCATGGCCTAAAGCAATGAATTCTATGCCACTTTCATATGATGGATCTAATCTTTTAAAATGTACGGTTTCTATGACGTATATGAGATATGTTATGAGAGGACTTGATAGGGGATCTATTTCTTCACAAGCAGTTAGACCTCCACAGAATACTGGAGCAGGTAATAGAAATAATCCTTGGGTTGATTTTGGTGTTGATATGCTTAACGAGTTTACTGGTCTTAATATACCCAATCAAGCTGCTCAAAGACTTGTAAATTATTTCCAATAGAATAATTTGAAAAACTCTTATATATAAATATACGCACTGAAATTTTATAGGATATTATGCCATTACCAAAGATTGCTACGCCAACCTATGAATTGGTTTTACCATCAACAGAAGAAACAATTCAATATAGACCTTTTTTAGTAAAAGAGGAAAAATTACTTGTAATTGCTTTAGAAAGTGAAGATAATAAGCAAATAACAACTGCTATTAAAGCAGTCTTAAAAAATTGTGTTCTTACAAAAGGAATTAAAGTAGAACAACTTCCTACATTTGATATTGAGTTTTTGTTTCTTAATATTCGTGGTAAGTCTGTTGGTGAGCAATTGGAAGTTAATATTGTATGTCCTGATGATGAGACTACTCAGGTAACTGTTGATATTGATTTGGATGATATTCAAGTTGAAAGAAATGATGATCATAACAAACAGATTAAACTGGATGAAAATTTGATGATGGAAATGAAGTATCCATCACTTGATCAATTTATTAAAAATAATTTTGATTTTAATGAAAGTAATCAAATGGATCAATCATTCCAGTTGATTGCTTCTTGTATTGATAAAATTTATAATGATGAAGAAGTTTGGGCAACTGCTGATTGCACCAAAAAAGAAGTGAATGAATTTTTAGAGCAGATGAATTCGGGACAGTTTAAGCAAATTGAGACTTTCTTTGAGACAATGCCTAAATTATCCCATGTTATTAAAGTAACTAATCCAAAGACAAAAGTTGAGA